CGGCCGTACTCACGGGTGTCAGCCGCACCCACTCGCTCACAGCACTTCGGTGGCGTTGAAGCCGCTGACCTGGCGGACGATCTGTTCCACGGTGCCTGAAACATCCACCCGCTCGCGGTACTTCTCGGGCTTGAGTGCCGTCAGCATCAGCTTGAGCAGCATGTCCGAGTACACCCGTTCCACGCCGACGAGCACCCCGCGCTGGTAGATCGGACGATCCCAGCCGTTGTACGCGCGACGGATGGCCTCCGACTCGAGACGATCGGCGAGCTGGGCCTTGAGTTCGTTTTCCTGCATGACGAACTCGTCGTCCATCTCGCGCCACTGGTACACGGTCTTGTTGTTGATGCCTGCGGCCTTGATGCCGGAGGTCAGCGTGCAGTCGACCGAGAAGCCGGCCAGGTAGCGCGCTTTCTGGAGTGCGACGGACTCAAGTTGTTTGCGTCTGGCCATCAGCCGGCTCCTATTGCATTGGGCATGGTGGGTGAGGCGGGCTGGCCCGGGAATGATCCTGGTCCCGGACCGCCCGGTCCACCAGGTGGCGGCATGCCCTGACCCGGTGTCGGCACTGGCTGCGGCGGCATGCCACCCTGGCCGCCGCCCACACCCGGTCCACCCGGTGCCGGGTTGCCCACTCCCGCTGGAACAATGCCTGCCATCTCCTGTGGACTGGGCCCGGGTGTTTGCATTTGGGCCGCGAGGATAGTTCCGAGTTTCTGGAACGTTAACTCGAGGAGCTTCTGCTGCACCGGGCCGGATTGTTTCATGTTCTGCAGTAGCCAGGATTTCTCGACCTCGTCCGGGTTGCTGCCAGAATCTCGACACGCCTGCTCGTAGGTGATTAGCTTCAACTGCATCTTCTCGCCGATGGCGCGCGTGGCGACCACGTCATCCGACGGCGTGCTCACATCCAGCCGTACCACGTAGCGGTGCACGCCGCCGAGATCGTCGGGACCGATGCCGATCCACCCCGCACGGGTCTGGCCGGCGTACCGACCGCGCTGCACCGGTGGCCGCTCCTCGGCGAACGCGTACACGTCCTCGCCGATGCGGCGTTCGATCAACCACGACTCGAAGCCGCAGCGATCGGCCAGTGCCTGGCCGACGTTGCCGACGATCGGGTCCCACTTGAGCCGGGCCAGGAACGCTTGCTGATTCAGCTGATAGCCGGACTGCGCCCCGCCCGCCCCGCCGCGGATCACCTCCGGCTGGGCCATCATGGCCATGGTCTGGGCGTTCTGCAAAATCTTGTCCAGATCCTGGCCCGCCTTCGGCTGTTCGATCGGTCCGATGTCGAAGGGGTAGACCATGCCTGGTTGGATGCGCTGGCCGGCGTCGACGTCGCGGTTGTCGTTGGCGTAGGGTCCGACCCCACCCTGAATCCCGGGTACCTGACCGGGTGGGGTCTGACGTTTGAAGGCCGGCCAGCCAGTCAGGAACGCCGAGTTGCCCTGCATCGTCAGCAGACTGTCGATCAGCGGGAACAGCATCAGGTAGCCGTACAGGATGCTGACGCCGCTGCGTTCGGGCAGTCGCGAGCCGGTGGTCAGTCCGCGGGCCTGGAAATAGGGGCCCCTCAGGGTCTTCAGGACCGGGTCGCCGTAGCCGTGTTTGATGCTGCGCACCAGCGTGCCGTTCTGCAGCACGGTCGAGGCCTGCGCGGTCTGACCCGGGCCGCACAGCACGATGGCGCACGTGTTGTAGTCCCACGCCTCGATCACCGTAATCTGGCGATGTTGCTGGACGATACGTGGCCATTCTGAGCGCGCCAGGGCCATGGCGCGAGGATCGAGCGACTGCCAGTCATCGGGTGCCAGCACGTTGCCATCGCGATCGAGACCGGTCCCGAAGCGGGCGAGTGCCTCGAGGTACGGCATGGTCTTGACTTCGACGACTGCGGTAAAGCCGTTCTCGTTCTGGTTGTAGTAGCAGGTCTCCGGCGGGACGTCGGTGGTCGCGATCGGGTACGGCGCCAGCAGTTTGAGCTCTTCGGTCTGCCGATTGAACAGTCGTCGCTGGGCATCCTCGTCGTACTGCTGCTCGGCCATGATCTCTTCTTCCATGGCCTTGACCTGGCTCGAGTACTCACGCCAGGCCGAGTTGACGCGTGAGATGGTCTTGAGCCAGCCCTCGCCTTTGGCCACCGTCGACCACATGAACGAACGCAACAGCGGTCGTCGACTGTCCTGCTCCTGGCGGTGCCAGCTCGCGTCGAAGAAGTGCTCGCGCAGCGTGGCGTTCTGCTGCGCGGCATCGCCGAAGGCGGTCGGGTGGTATTGCACCTCGGGCGGGTTGGCGCACAGCGCGGAGACGGTAGTGTCGACGATGTCGATCGCCAGCGGGTTGCGCATCTCGAGCGCGGTCTTTCGGTAAGCCTCGGGAATCTCGACGTAGGTATCCTGGAAGATGACGCTATCGATCAGGGCGAACAGCTGGTTGCGAACACGGAAGCGGGTGCGCAGTTCGTTGGCCAGGTCGAGCGTCTGATCGAGCAGCCGCGCGTCGTCCTGGCTGGTGGCTTGCCGAAAACGGGTCGGTGTGGCGACAGCCACTTACGACCCCCCCTCGCGTGTGGGCGGAACGTAGGTGCCGTGGCGATCGGTCACCGGTGCGCGCGGCTCGGTCCACTCGTGACCACACCAGCAGCAGCGCAACGCTGCAGAGTGGACAAGCTGGCCGATAGCGTGGGGACAGTGGGGGCCGTTCACGCGCTCGGGACACTCCCACAAGGAGAAGTCCTCACGAGCCGCGCGGCCGATGGTCACCCAAGGTCGTCCGAATCGATGTCCGAACGGATCCCGATCCATGTCTCACGGATGTCATCGTGGTCCTCGAGCACGTACGTCACGTCACCCTCGACCGTGTGGAAGGTCACCCATGCGCCATCATCTGGTCTCGCCAGGTTTGCGACGATGTGGTCCGGTAATTCGATCAGCGGATCGGCTTGCACGAGATGGGTGGTGTTATCAGGATCCTGGCGAAAGCTGAGCACGCCTATCCGAAGGTCGCTCTGACCGCGGAGGGTGGCGCCGGCAGCGCCTCGGTGCACAGCCCGTACCTTAGCGCATCCACCGCGTGGTCACTGACTTCCCGGCTCCTGAGCGTCTGCTGCGTATCCTCCGGATCGAGCGGATCACGCACGAGCGCCGGCAGCTCGCGCTGCAGGTTCGGACACGCGCCTCTGACAATCCGTAGCCGCGGCGCGCCCTCGTCATGTGCCAGCGCTCTGCGTACCACCGCCCAGCCCTGTTTGCGGTTGTTCTGCCCCGGGAAGATGCCCTGCTGGGTCATGGTGGCCAGCCCGCGGTTGGCGTACACCTGCGCGATGCTGGGCCGGTTCTGCTCGCTCCTGCTGTTGAACATGCTCGGGTCACAGACGATCTGCAGGATGCGGTCGGTGCCGTTGCGTGCCTTGATCAGGTCGGCCTGCTGCTCGTCTCTGAGCCCGGCGCCGTACGCCTCGCGATAGCACCAGATCTGGCGGGTCTCGGGATCCCTGGCCAGCCACAGCGCACAGAACGGCACCGCAAACCCGTAGTCGACGCTGATCCACCGCGGCCAGTCCGACGGCAGGTCCTCGCCCGGCTCGAGCTCGACGACGTGCTGATCGGGATCCCACTCGGGATAGAACATGCCTTCGGCGGCCACCCACAAGCCGAGGCGCAGCCGTTTGTGCAGGTAGCCGGTCAGGCTGTCGAGCGTCTTCAGATACTGCTCACCGAACGGGGTGTACGTCTTCGTGCCGTGGTCATAGAGTTGCGGGTTGTCCTCGTGGTGCGATTCCAGCACGGTCACGTCGCCCGCGTCGCAACGCAGTTTGAGCCAGTGATTCGGGTAGGACGGGTTACAGTCGGCCAGCAATTGCTGATAGCTCAGCGCGTTGTTGCGCAACCGGGTGAGCAGGATCTGCCAGTCCTGTTCGTCCAGTTCGGTGGCTTCCTGCACGTAGATCAGGTCAAAGTCGGTCGAGAGCACCTTGCGCGGATCGTCGAGCCCGGCGACCACCACGCGGCTGCCGTTCGGATAGCGAAATTCCTGGTCTTCGTGGTGGAACCACACCGCGTTGGGTGGCGGCGGCAGCACCTTCTCTTTAAAGGTGACCAGCGCCGCCTGCGTCAGCGCTGTGCGTAGCTTGCGGACGATGGCCGCGCGCATCGGGGTCTGGCTGGCGGCCAGGTCGAGTTTCTGCAGGCACGCCATGCTCTTGCCGGTGCCGCTGGGCCCGGACAGCAGCACCTCGCGATCGTGGCAGCGCATCAGCTCACGCGCGGCACCGTGGGGGGTGTACGGCGGTCGCACACCGACAGCCGGTCCGAGCCGTTTCCCCCGCAGGGTGCCGTCTCGCGCAAGTTTCGGCGGTTCAGCAATGGCCACGTGCGACGGCCAGAGCGTACACAAAAAACCACCCGCGGCCCGGACACTCGAGAGTCATCCCGCGGGTGGTTGGTTAGAGGCGCGCGACCGTCCCTGATGGCCGCGACGTTCCTCAGTGTATGCGAATGAAGTACCACCAGACGCAGTACAGCAGCCAGATCGGGATGATTGCGCTGTACGCGATGAGCAGCGCGGTCACCAGCGTTGCGCGGAGTCGTCTCGCGGAACATGGTCGGTCGGCCACCTCGTCGCGCAACCCCTGGCAGTGCTCACACCTGATGCCATCAGTCATCACAACCCATGATCCGTGCTCTGCGTTCATGAGACGTTCTCCAGTTCGCGCCGCGGCAAGGC